GGCACGGGAAAGTACGAGACCCGAGAAACCGCCTTCGTCCTGTAGAAAGGTGCGATAACCTTATACATTTGTTTGATCGTATGGCTATGGAAGATACTGAGTATCAGAAATACCTCGAAGAAATGAAACAGAAACAGATAGCAAAGCAACAGAAAGAGCGTAAGGAGAAAGTTAAATGAGTAACTGGACAAGTTTTTCTGATATTAATCTACATGATGTAAAGGCTGGAAGTGGACTATTAATGTTAGATGTAGGCAACCACACTTGCAGAGTGTCTGATGTAGAGATAAGTATACCCAAGTCAGGCAGAGGACATACGTTAATGGTGGAGCTGAGTTCTACTGAGGGCACTGGAACCATAAGGGATTGGATGAATATCGACAATGCTAATGAAATAGCAGAGAGGATAGCCAAGGAGAAGCTGAAGTCCCTGCTAGAATTTGGCGATCATCCGACCCCAGACAAACCTGGAGATATAAAATCATTACTAGGTCTGACAGTCGGCGTTACCGTTGGCATGTCTAAGGAACGCAAAGGCCCAGACGGCACCTTGTATCCGAGTAAGCGCGAAGTTAAAGGCTTTCATAGGCCATCGAATGGTGAGTACGTTCCCGGTTCCTCCGCCGAGGATGACACCTTTGATGACCCTCTTAACTTCGGCTAATTTATGGGGGGGCGCAAAGCCCCCCTTTTTTTTATGGCTCGTAAAGCAACTAGGATAGAGTCTGCAGTAGACCAGACTAGGCGCATAACTCGGGACAAGCTCGCACAAATCTATTCATTCTACATAAACGAGACTTTCATAAATGCTCTGGAGTATCCAGTAGAACCATCTGTTGGTGGTAACGTAAGTGTTAATGGAGTCCGTAAGTGTTTCCATGATTTATACGAGCACTTTCCAGAGCGCTACATAGGATGCTATAACGTAGATTCATCTAGGCAAGATATGTTGGAGGACTTCAGGCAGGCTGCCGGTGTAAAAGAAGAGATCCCAATCTCCGCCATAGACGACTTCAAAAAACGATGGGAGGATGGACTAAATAATGTCGAATAAGATAGAAGAAGAGTTAGACAAGATACAAATAGATAGAGGGAATCCTAGGCAATACATAGGAGCGTCTATCATAGGAAACGATTGCACTGCCTACATAGCTTATTGCCTAAGGGGATTTCCCGAAGACCCTATAAAGCCAAAGATGATGCGTATATTCACCTTAGGTCATAAGATAGAAGACATAGTAATCAAGGACTTACGTGATGCTGGCTATGAAATAATAGATAAAGATCCATTCACTGGTTGGCAGAAAGCGTATTCAGATAGGGGTGGTCATGTATCTGCCCATCTAGACGGCAAGATACTTATAGACGGTGAGTACATGCTGTTAGAAATTAAGTCTATGAATGATAGGAACTGGAAAAAATTTAAGAAGGACGGCGTACAGGTAAGCCACCCTAAATACTACGCCCAATGCCAGATGATGATGGGCTTATCAGAGTCTGATATGTCTAATGCAGTGCTGGTTGCATACAACAAAAATACCTCTGAGTACTGTAGCGAGGTATTCGAGTTCGATGAATTTTATTACGAAAGTCTTAGGCACAAAATAGATTTAGTTATGATGCGCCAAGCCAGGAAGATATCTAAGTCCTCTGAGGACTGGCGTTGTCGCATGTGTTTTAGAAAAACTGTTTGTTGGCAACCACCTAGAGTTGAACCGGAATGTAATTTATGCCAACATTCGATCCCACTGGAAGAAAAGAGGGAGTGGTGGTGCACTCATCACGATAAAAGAGCAATACTCCCATGCGACGACTTCAATTTATACGCCCCTCTGGAGGCAGAATGAAAACGTTTGAAATGGACAAACGCCTTGGCCCAGAAGATCTCTCTGTAAGAGATAGGTACGAACTGGCATTGCTAAAACGTGCTTCTTTAAACGGGCAATTGGAGAGAGTTAAGTCAGAGATAGAAAGCCTAGACGAGAGGATAAAAGTACTAGACATGAACGCCTCGCCAGGTTCCCCAGCTGAGGAATGGGTTAAGGCAACAGATAAGAAAAGACACTTAGAGAATAAGCGTCTAGATATAGTAAACGACGTAGGTTATGTGGAAGCAGATATAAGAATGTGCGAGTACGAGAGTAGTGTCTGCGTTGACTGCGAGGATTAGAAATTCTTATTTCCGAAGCTACTCCCGAAGGCCGCACCCCACCCACTACCTCCTCCAGTGTCGGGGGATTCACCAGGGAACTTGTCGACCGCCCACTCCCTTAGTCCTCTGATCCCACCTAGAACAGGCGCTCTACGGTATATCTCCCTCATACCCATCCTTTGCTGTCCTTTAGTTTCCTTACCCATAGCTCCGGCCACACCGCCCTGAAGTGTATTGTAGACAGCCATAGCGTTACCAGCTGTTGGGCCGAATACCTGACTAGCTAGGACTTGTGTTCCGTAAGACCCGTTATCCGCCCATGCTACAGCGTTGTGGATTAGTTCGGCCACAAGCCCTAGGCCACCTAAGTGTACTAGTCCTTCTAAATACCACCCCATAAAGGTGCTCTCATCACCATGTATCTCAGGATCATACCCACCAATTTTAAGTAGGTTCTCCCAGTGCTCTAAGCTTCTGTCCCTTAATGCTGCCTCGGTCTCTCCCTCGCCTCCGCGAAATTGGAGTATGTCTTTTGCTCCTATTGCTCCAGCACCAAATATTGGGCCTGCACCTAGGAGCATAGCTAATGGCGCAAATCTACGCCCTTCCTTAACGAATATTTCTTTAGTTAGTACTCCAGGTGTTTGATTTTTACCGAACGTCATTCTGCCCATCATCATCGGGAACATCTTAAGCTGCATGACCATGGCACCTACTGGATGCTGGCCCCACAGGGGTATGTCATTTACGTTAGGAGTAAATATGGTTTCGTTAGCAAATCTTATAATCGCTGACTTAAGAGCTGTGTTATTTTTAAGGTCGGCTATAGTGTCGATCTGTTTAGCGCCTTCCTTAGTAAGATGTTCTAACCCATACCTTTTAAGAACCCTGAATGCTTTTTTCCCAGACCTTGAGTTCTTACCGTACTGTAAGAAATTCTTCTGTTCTGCCTTAAACCAGTTAAATCCTACCGCTCCAGCCCACTCCCTGTTCATGTTTGTCCACGGAGTGAGTAAGGTAAAGTTAAAGAACCCAGTAGTTAATTTGCTACCGTCCACACCGTAAGCATGTACAAGCCTTTCGTGAACCATGTTTTCAATAGCTATGCCAGTCTCCCTTAACATCTCCCTATAATTGTTATTGTTCATGCCCCATTCAGCTAGGCCAGTGAGCCAGGCTTTCATGTTGCCGGATCTTATTAGTGGCAGTACTGGATCTGTAAACGAAGTTACAGTTGTCCATCCAAGCATAGTTACAGCGTTAAAGTTCCTAACTCTTTTAGATAACGTATGTTGCTGATCGAACCATCTAGAACCACTGTCTATTGGTTTTCTCTGTAGCGCCTGGAAGAACCCATCCATAATATCCAGTTCTCTACCATGGATGCGCTTACCACCTGATATTACCGCTATAGCTTCCGTAATAGCATCAGCTCTTTTATTCCATTCTAAGTTATCAGCTTCTTTGTACAGACCTCGCAGCATGTCACGCACTTCTTCCTTACGGCCAGTGGCTTCGTACAGCTTAATTGCTCTTCGTGCTGTTTCAATAGCCTCATCTTCCCTTAGAGGTGCATGTATTATCTCCTCTTTAAAATCAGCAATTGGTGGTCCGTCCCTTCCTACTGCCCCCTTAACCTGCCGCATCTTAAAGCTATCACTACTTAGTAGTTGTGCTATCTCGCCATCGGCATGTCTAGGATTAGCTAGTATCTGTCTGTATGCGTAGTAACCATGGTTCTTAACACCGAATTTGTTGTGGAACATTTTCCTTGATGTGGTTCCATCGAAGTACTTAACAAGCACATCCCTGACGTTGTTCATCATGAATGGCTCTAGCTTATCCACCATCTCCGGAAATTTGTCCAGCCTAATCATACGCTGGAAGTCTATGTGGTCTGTTGTACGATCCCTAGTCCCCCCACCTGGTGGAGACATAGCTATACCGTCCTCATCTAGAAGGGTATCCATCATCCCTCTGGCCCTAGCAATAGCATCGGATCTATCTAGTGGTGCGCGCCCTTCGGCTATACCTATACTAGAAGATGACTCGTGTTGGAAATAGTCTGCTAACGCCTCTACGAATTCCTGCTCGCTATCTCGATGGAAGATAGAACCTTTTATGGCAGAAGTGTCCCATATCTGCGGGTAGTAGTTTTCTATCTTCCCTATTAGAACTCCGTCAGCAACTAGTTCGTTCCATTCTGTTTTAAAAGCTTCTCGTATATTTTGTAGTAGTTTGTATCCCCCTGGAGAAAGCTTTGCTTCGTACGAATTACCAGGCTCTCTCCTTAAAGCTTTGACTAGATTGTCTTCTTCTTTAGAGATGTTCTTAGAGGGGTAGTTTCTTTTCATCCATCTAAAGGCTGCGCCTCTTTTCCCCTTACCGCCTGAGCCGGGGAGTTCGTTCATAGCTCTCCATATAGGATGTACTTTTTCAGCAAGTCTCATATGATGGCTTTCAAAAAATCCTATTCCTGTTTCATCTTTAGGAGAAACGAAATCAGCTATCCAATTTTCAAATAGTCTCAGTCTTTCAGAATTAGTCCTTAACTGTACCCACGCGCCGAACTTGTGTAGTTCCGCACCATCAGCATCAGTCAACTTACGCTGATTCAACATTTTAGCCAGTACATCCGTTAGTCGTTTAGGCGCACCGCTTGCTTCCATGCTTGCACCTAACGGGGCAAAGCTATGCGTGCCTCCAGCTATTGGTATTTCCTTATCCATTGCAGCAGCAAGCCATATACCGTTAATGGTAGTGGACGGCGTAACTTCTCCTGGAAGGTCTACTATCTCAGCTTCATGCGGGTAAGCTGGTGCATACTCACTAATAACAGATTCCTTTAGAGATCTGTACTGTTTAGAACTAAATACCTCTAAGCTTTCATGCGGCGTAGCGCTAGTCTCTAAACTATGAGGAGAGGATCTTCTGTGCCTATACGCCATGTCTGAGTACAATATTCCGTCGTATCCAAGCTCCCTAAGAACTCGCCGTAGAATTTTCGACCCCATAAAATCTACTAAAGTTTTATACGCCTCCCCTCCACTAACCGGCTCACTTAACCTGGAGAATAGTTCCTGGGTTTTCTTTCCCCTCTCTGGCGCAATAGAATCTATAACGTTTTCAACGATGTTTCTAATCATCGGGCTATTTATGTTGTACATATCCTTGTCGCCAAACTTAGCCGGATTGGTAACATTTACAATCATCGGTGTGAGAGTACTGCCTCTTGATTTAATGGGTATGTCAGCCTGATTTAATTCTTCATACGCCCACATCTCACGTGATGTTTCTAGCGTTAGCCTATCTTCTAGCTTATGAATTTCTCTTGCTCTAAGCTCATATTCAGATAGGCCCATAGCTTCAGCCCTATTTTTTATTTTAGCGGCTTCACTTTTGTTATAACGAGTTAATCTCCCTAAACTTTTAACGATCTGGTTAATATTTTCTCTAGAATCTAGCAAGTCGAAGGCTAATCCACCCACTCTTACCCTCTCTATTCTTGCTGCTTTCCCCCTGGCCGCAGTAGTCACGTGGTCCCTACTAAAAGGAAGTATGTCTGCACCATCTACTTCCGATACACCGGCAGTAATTAAATTCTCAAGCTCTCGGGTATGCTCAGGAAAAGCTTGTTTAGCATTCCGCCCAAATTTTAAAGTCTTTGGGTTTACAACATTTGCGTCTGCCCAGAAAATATTAACTGCCCCGTCCCCAGCCCTGCCTATTCCAGTACCTACGAAGTCAAG